CCGATCAAGCGACCGGCGCTGCCGTCGAGCAGCCAGCCGAGGATCTTTCGATCACCGATCAAGTCCGCGCGGCATTCGCCGAAGTGGAAAAGAGCGCCGCGCCGGATAAGGTTGTCGCAGAAACGCCGTCCGGCGAGACCGCCGAAGCCGCTGCGCAGCGGGTCCGCGACGAGAGGGGCCGCTTTGCCAAGGCAGATGGCGCCGAGACGCCGGTAGCGCCTGCGGAGGGCGAGAAGCCGGCAGAGACGCCCGTCGACCCGGAAGCCGCCGCAGCCCCCCCGGGTGAGCCCCCGCAGCACTGGAGCGCCGAGGACAAGGCCTTGGTCGCGAAGCTGCCGCCGGAACTCCGTGGCGAATACATCGACCGTTTCAAGAAAATGGAGGCCGGCTTCGCGCCGAAGCTCCAGCGTGCCGCTGCCCTGGAGAAGGATTACGGCGAGGTCGACAAGATGTTCGAGCCCGCGCTGCCGGCAATGCAGGCGCAGGGCTGGACGAAACCGGGCCTCATCAAGGCATGGGCCGAGGTCGAGCAGGGGCTGATGCGCGACCCGATCGATCAGGTCGGCAAGATCATCAAGCACTACAAGGTCGACCCCGCCGAGCTCGTGAAGCGGCTGGGCCTCACCGGAGCCGCGCCGGCCGCCAATGGCGCCGCACAGCCCGCAGCGGCAGAGACGCCGGAATACATCGACCCCACGGTGAAGGCGCTGCAGGACCAGATCAAGGAACTGACCGGCACCGTCACCGGGCTGACCACCGCACAACAGGAAGCGCGCGCCGCCGAAGAAACGGCACGGACGCAGCGCACCCTCAATGAAATTCAGGCATTCGCGGAAGCGAAGGAGGAAGATGGTACGCCATCTCATCCTTTCTTCAACGACGTGATGCCGAATATCCTGGCCCTGGCCGCAGCGGAGCGATCCGCCGGCCGGACGCCAGCCCTCGCAACCCTCTACGACCAAGCCGTCTGGGCCAATCCCGAGACGCGCGCCAAGCAGCTCGCAGCCGATAAAGCGGCCGAGCAGAAAAAGGCCGCGGCTCTGGCGAAGGACAAGGCGGCGGCTGCCAAGAAAGCAGGCTCCAGCGTCACCGGTCCGCCATCGGCGGGCGGTCAGACGGCGAAGCCAAGCACTCGCGGCAGCATCAAGGCAGACCTCGAAGCGGCTTACGACCAAGTCGGCTAGGCCGCCATCCTCACCTCATAAGCGCTCACGGGCGCGGAGATGACCCATGGCAAGTCCGAACACCTCGTGGTCGGAAATCACCACCACGACTCTCTTCAACCGCAGCAAGACGCTCGCGGACAACGTTTAATTCGGGGACGTTGTAAAATCGGGTGAAAACGGTGAACGCTGAAATGCCAATACCGTGCCAAGCCGCAGATGTAGTGGTATAATCCACGAGGGTTGCGGAAGGTGTAACGACTAGGTGGTGACGAAAGAATAAGCCACCCACGAGCGCCCGATACTTGCTCACAGATCAAAGAGGGGAATCCCGAATGATCACGATCTACGCTGTTATTTGCCGCCCCAATGGGATGGCCTACGTCGGAAGTACTAAGGGCAAGCTGGCCAAGCGGATGCGCGAGCATCGCTGCATGGCCGTCAAGCGAACCCATTCCTGCGGACGCCTCATTGAGGACTGGTATCGGTTCGGCCCCGGCGAGTTCATGATTGTCGAGCTGGAGATTTTCCTTTTCGACGAGAGCTTGCCAACGCGACGCGCGGCCGAACTGAAGTGGATGGACCATTACGCCGAGTGCGGCCGACTCTACAATGAGCACCGCGTATCGATGCGCCCGACGGATGAAGCAATCCGCAAAGGCGTGGCGAATGCCCACCTACAGCCCGGCAACCGCTGGACGCCAGAGGCCAATGAGAAGCGCCGGCTCGCGCAACTCGGCAAGCCGAAGGGCCACGGAGCGAAGATCAGCGCCACCAAGCGCGCGAAACGAGAGCAAGTAATGAGATAGTCTGAGCAGCCGGGAAACGTAACCGGCTGAAGCATCGGATAAAGAGCCGGTGCGGTAACATCACTGACGAAAAACAATGCCCTGCTAAATCGCCTCTCAAAGAAAGAGAACATTCAGACTTTCGATGGCGGGCAGGCCATTATCCAAGAACTCGAATATGCGGAGAATGGTACTTACAAGCGGTTAGCTTTAGCCGCCTGAGAGAAGTTGCTTACGGGCCATTGGCCTGTCTATGTGTTTTGCTTTCCAATTGTTGCACGGTCCACAAAGAGTTTGAGAATTACTTTTTGTGGCAGGACCGCCGCAGCATACGGCAACGATGTGATCAAGCGTCAGGTTTTCGGTCGTCCCGCATCGCGCGCAAGTCGAGCCTATCCACTCCGCCCGCTGTTTCGCGGTAAAATTGGCTAAGCGGTATTTGCGTTGCGCCCTCGGTAACCGAACGGTTCCCTGATCTCGCGGGGAGAGCCCCCATAATTGGCGACCATAGGCTGAAATACAGGCCTGATCGCCGCACGTCTTGCCTATATTGCGGGCCAGCATGCTCTTTTTGCGATAAATAGATTTCCCGCAGAAGATGCATGTGATCATGCTGCCCCGCAGGTTTTGCGGTCGCGGCGCGGTCCGGTCTACTCGCTTGAGTTCGTGGGCCTTGAGGCGGCATGGTTCTGAGCAGAACCTAGATTTACCCGCCTTGACCATGCTGGCCTTCCGATAAAATGGAGACTGGCATATTTCACAGACGAGATTCTGTCCGCGCCTCTTCTTGGTTCCGAGAAGTCCTTTTGACCTTCCGGCATCAGTGCAGGCACGGGAGCAGAATTTTACTGTTCCCCCGCGCGCCTCGGCTATCTTATGGAAAGATGCGTGCCGCTCAAAAGCGGTCCCGCAGTTCACGCAGACAGTTGCGATTTTTGGCACGTAATGTTCTCTCTGTAAAATCTGGGTGAATTCGGTGGAAACCAAGGCCACGTCAGGAAAACAATAACGCACCATTTTCTGATTAACTTGGCAATACCGAGCGAAGCCGCGCACGTAACGACGCAAGTCGCCAGGGGCACGGACCGTGTAACGACTAGGTCCCGCGCGAAAGCAGTAATGGACCCACGAGCGCCCAGCATCGTAGCAACGATGAAGAGATAGTCTGGTCTGCACTGAGCGTGGCGCAAGGTGCAGTAGCGGGTCATAAACAGGCTCGCATGAACAATTCGATACGGGCTATGACGTTCTCAACATTTCGCCGTCCGACGTCTTCACGGCGGCCCAGTATCCGATCGCGCAGGCGGCCGTCGCCGTCAGCATTTCCGGCCTGGAAATGCTGCAGAACAGCGGCAAGGAGAAGCAGATCAATCTGCTCGCCAGCCGCATCAAGAACGCCGAGCGTACCTTCCGCAACAACCTGTCGAACGATTGCTATTCGCTCGGCACGGCTGACGGCGGCAAGCAGATCGGCGGGCTGCAGCTCCTCGTTGCCGACACGCCGACTTCCGGCACGGTGGCGGGCATCTCCCGGTCGACGTGGGGTTTCTGGCAGAACCAGAGCTTCTCGTTCTCGGGCAACTCGCTGGTGGCCGGTTCCTCGACCATGCAGACGGCAATGAATCGTCTCTGGCTTGCTCTCGCCCGCGGGCCGGACAAGCCGGACCTCATCGTCGCCGACAATACCTACTACCGGTACTACCTGGAAAGCCTGCAGGCGATCCAGCGTATCGCGTCGGAGGAGATGGCCGAGGCCGGCTTCATGAGCCTCAAGTTCATGACCGCCGATGTGGTGTACGACGGTGGCTTCCAGGGCCAAACTGGACTGCTCTCGGCACCGACCACGCCGTCGACCTGGACCAGCGGCACCGGCGCTCCTGCGTCGCATATGTGGTTTCTTAACACCGATTATATCTTTTTCCGGCCGCATCAGGACCGCAACATGGTTCCGCTCGATCCGGATCGATTCTCGGTGAACCAAGACGCTATGGTCAAATTGGTCGCGTGGGCAGGCAATATGACAATGTCAAATGCCTTCTTGCAAGGTGTGATCGTCGCTTAACCGGAGGACCGAACAATGGCTTTTTACCCCATCGAAAATCGCCTCGGTCTGCCGGTGAATTTCGCGCAGATCGATAGCGACAACTACCCGATCGGCTCGCCGGTCACGACCAACAACCGTCTCGAACCCGGCACGATCGTTCGTGGCGAGGATAGTGGCGGCCTGGGTGGCGGCGAGTTCGTTTACCTGGCTGGCGTTGCCGGCACGGTGATCGGCTCCGTCGTCACCTACGATCCAAACCTGGGCACCACCGCCTTGGCGCCGATCACGACTAAGAACCTCGCCCAGCCGCTCGCCATCGCGATGGCCGCCAATACCTCGGCCAGCAACTTCGGCTGGTATCAGATCGAGGGCGTGGCGACCATCAAAAAGACGGCGGTCAAGGTCAATCCGAACGTCGCGCTCTACCTCTCGTCCACCACGGGGCGCGTCAGCTCCACCGTGGCATCCGGGCGACAGGTCATGACCGCGAAGTCGGTCAACGCGGCAACGGTGGCGTCGGCGACGTCGACCATCCAGGCCGTGATCAACAGGGCGTTCGCCCAGGGCCAGGTCGTGTAGATGCTCGATATCGAGCAAACTGGAGAAGGAGGGGGCAGCGATGCCTCCTCCGATCTCCGCGCCCGGCTGCCGATGCACTGCAATACGGCAGACCGTGAACTCTTCGCACAGGTCCAGGCGGCGGTGAATCGAAATCTGCCGATCCTTCAGCGCATTCCGGAGCACGATGGGATTGCGTTGCTTGTCGGCGGCGGCCCGTCATTGGCCGATACGTTGCAGGAGATCCGCGCCCGCTACGAATCAGGTGCCCATATCTTCGCCCTCAACGGCGCGGGGATGTGGCTGATCGAGCACGGCATCATTCCCTATGCCCAGGTCGTTCTAGACGCCCGGGAGAGCAATGAGCGCTTCCTGCGGGTATGTCACGACGCCACCAAATTCTATCTCGCCTCGCAATGTCACCCCGCGTTGTTCGACCGGCTGACCGGCCACAATGTGACGATGTGGCACGCCAACTACGATGGTGAATCAGGCGTGGTCGAAAATCGCGATACGGTGCTGATCGGTGGGGGCACCGTCGTCGGTCTCCATGCCATGCACCTCTGCCATGTTCTCGGCTACCGCACTCTGCACCTCTACGGCTACGACAGCTCGTATCGAGACGCGGAAGGCCATGCCTATGCTCAACCGGAGAATGGCGGGGAGCGAGTCATTCCGTGCACGGTCGGGGGACAGACATTCTACGGCGCTCCATGGATGATCCGCCAGGCGGGGGATTTCCAGGATCTCGCCGTCGCCTTGGCCGATCTTGGGAGCACGATCTACACCCATGGCGACGGTCTGCTCCCTGCGGTGGCGCGCGACATGATGCGCCGCCGCCCCGTCGATGCCGCATGCTATGACCTCGCCTTTGCGCCGGCAAGCTGGGACTTCCTCAACTGGCTCGTCCTCGCCGAGATGGAGAAGCGCAAGCGCGGCGTGACAGCCCCGCTCCGTGTCGGCTTCAAGCCCGGCCCAAATGGGGGGTTCCGCGACGATCAATTGCCATGGAACCCGAAGCAGCGCCAGCACTTCCTCGACACCGTCATGCGGCCGGCGCTCGAAATGTTCGGCGCAATCGAAGATCCCGCTGCGGCCGACGGCAACACCAATGAATACCTCTTCCGCGGAATCTGCGCGGCTTCTCGCGAGGGCGAGGAAGTTCCGCGTTTCGAGCCGCCGATGGCCGAGTGCCAGTTCATCGACGCAGAGTTCGAAGCGCTGGGGATCTCGCGTCCCGTCGTCATCACGCTTCGCGAGGCGGCGCACTGGTCGCATCGCAACAGCAATTGCGAGGCTTGGTTCGCCTTCGCCGAGAAGCTGAAGACGCAGGGCATTCCGGTCATTTTCGTGCGCGATACCGAGAAGGCCGATGAACCGCTATCGGCAAACTTCATGGTGGAGAAGGCGGCTTCGACCAGCGTCTTCGTCCGCGCCGCGCTCTATTCCAGGGCGCGCTGCAACCTCTTCGTCGCCAACGGCCCGGCCGCTCTCTGCCTCTTTGGCACTGCGCCTTTCCTCATGTTCAAGCCTCTGATCGAGGGCTGGTGCGCCGGGACGCCGGAATGGTGGGAGACCCGCGTCGGCGTCAACGAAGGCGAGCAGTTTCCGTGGTCGGCGCCGAACCAACGCATCGTCTGGGCGCCCGACACACTCGAAACCATCGAGGCCGCATGGGCTTCGTGGCAACAGGATAATCCCTGAAAGGACAGATCATGGCTCAAGCATCGGAATTGATGGCGACCGGCGTTCCCGCTCAGCAGGCGGTCATGCTCGGGAGCGCACCCTCGGCTAATCTCGCGGCGGCAGGCACCACGCAGACGGACGCGGCGGCAATCGTCTCGCCCGTTACCGTTCTCACCACTGCGTCGGCGGCAGGCGTGCGACTTCCCAGCGCCACGGGAGCGCCGATCTACGCGATCATGAACAACAGCGGCGCCAACCAGACGCTTTACCCTGCGACGGGTGAAAGCATCAACGCAATCGCCGCCAATTCCGGCTTCACCCTCACCAGCGCCAAATCGGCGATCTGCTATCCCGCCGGGATGAAGTGGATCGTCGTTCTCAGCGCGTAACAGGAGCATTCCCGTGGCAGACATCGAATATACCCGCAAGTTCGACGGTGGCGGCACCGGTCGCGAGTTCATCCAATTCTCGGAGGATTCCGTTCAAAACCCGGCCAAGAGCGAGGCTGCCGGCCGGCCGATCTTTGATCCCATAGAGATGATCTCCATCTCGTTCCCCGGCAATAATCTAACCGAGGTCGTGACCCGGGTCACCGACGAGTATCGCCAGAAATATGCGACCCAATATGAAGCCTTTAAAAAGAACGGAGGTACGGTGCTCGATGGTACGCCGCTCTCCGCTTGGACCGCGCTAACCAAGGCCGATGTCCGCAGCTTCAATGCGATGCATATCTACTCCATCGAACAGCTCGCCAACATGGATGACAATGCCTGTCAACGTGTCGGCCTCGGCGGCTCGATGTGGCGTCAGCGCGCGAAGCTCTTCATCGAGGCGGCGGAGGACACCGGCGCGGTCGACAAGGTCGCGGCAGAGAATTTCCGACTCAAGGAACGAGTCGACGCCCAAGCGCAACAGCTCGCTGAACTGGGTTCGATGTGCGAGCGACTGCAACACCAGATCCAGAGTGCGCAAAACGGCCGCATCGACAATGGCCAAGGCGTTGCCAATCTTCCGCCCATCGTAACGGCGCCGATTGGTGTTCCCGCCACAATGGATGTTAGTTCTTCCTATGTCGAGCCGAAGCGTCCTCGTGGTCGGCCGCCGAAAGAGGTCGCCGCATGACGATGCTCGGCATCCCGGCGCAGACTGACCGCGAGAAACAGGCGCTTGAGACGATCAAGACCATGATGAACTCGATCGAGGCCGCTCATCGCATGATCGAGCAACTGACGAAGACGATCATCACCATGAATGACCGGATCATGACCCTGGAGGAGGCGCGGGCCAAATCTCGTCCTCGCCTGATCATTCCGAATTCGGCGGAAGTCGGCCACGGATAGGACATCGCGGTGACATTGCTCAGCATTTGCCAATCTGTCGCAGCGGACATTCCGGTTGCCGTCCCGACCATCATTGTCGGGTCGGACGACACGACAGCACAGCTCTTGCTCGCCCAGGCACAGCGCGAGGGCAAGGCGTTGGCGCGGCGCCCATCTCTTGGCTGGGTTGCACAGATCACTGAATATGCTTTCACGACCTCGGCGCTAACCACGACGGGCAATGTCGTCAGCGGTAATTTGACGATCAGCGGACTGGCCTCTGTCTCTGGTGTGGCAGCGGGCTGGACCGCGAACGGCAACGGACTGGTCAGCAATTCGCGCATCGCCTCGGTCGGAGTCTCCTCGATCGTCCTCGCTGCGGGGTTCACGCCGACATCGAGCGCGACCGGGACGCAACTTGTTCTGAGCCAGGGCGATTACGATCTGCCGAGCGACTTCAACCGTATGGTCGATTCCACCCTGTGGGACCGCTCGCGCTTCTGGCAGATGCGCGGCGCGATGAGCCCGCAGGAATGGCAGCTCTATAAATCCTCTCCAATCGGCCGCGCTTCGATTCAGCGGCGTTGGCGCATTCGTATCCCGTCCGGCTCCGGTGCGGGCACGCCGACGAAATTTTCCATCGATCCGGTGCCGACCGATAACGGCTCGCTCCTGGTCTACGAGTACGTGTCCAAGAATTGGTGCCAGTCGGCCGCCGGTGTCGGTCAGGTCGCATGGGCGGCCGACACAGACACGGGGATCCTCGATGAGTACCTGATCGAGCTTGGCGTCAAATGGCGCATGCTCGAGCGCTTGGGCATGGACTACACCGCCGCCTATGCCGAGTACACGCAAGAGGTCGACAAGGCGGTGGGGTCCGATGGTGGGGCTGCGGTGATCGACATGACGCCGAGTGCCGGAACGTACCTGCTCAACTGGACCAATGTGCCAGAATCTGGATATGGCAACGTCTAATGGTCGTCCTCACGCCCCTCTCTAAACTCCCGCGCCGGGCGCCCGATGCTATCCCGGCATCGCTTCCCGCGCCCATCACGGGATGGAACACGCGCGACAGCCTCGATGGCATGGCGCCGACCGATGCGGTGACGCTGGACAATTGGTATCCCGGCCTCGGGTCGGTAACGGTGCGCGGCGGATCCCTCTTCTACAGCAGCGGCCTGGGCGGCACGGTCGAGACATTGGCGGAGTACTATTCCGGCACGGTGCGCAAATTCCTGGGCGCAGCGAACGGGAAGATTTTCGATTGCTCGTCGCCCGGCGCGGTCGGGGCGCCGCTCAAGACGGGGCAGGCCTCCAATCGCTGGTGTGTGGTGAACTTCAAAGGGGTCCAGTTCTGGGTCAACGGCTCCGATACGCCGCAGACCTTCGATGGCACGAGCTTTGCCGCCTCCGGCTGGACGGGGCCGAGCGATGTCACGGCACTCATCGGCGTTTATGTATTCAAGAACTTCGTCTTTCTCTGGGAGAAGAACACCCAGGATTTCTGGTATGCCACGCTCGGCGCGATTACCGGGCCGCTGACCAAGTTCCCGCTCTCGATGGTGTCGGAGCACGGCGGAAATCTTCTCGCCATCTCTACACTTGGCTTCTCGGGAAACGCGCCCGACGACCTCGCGGCCTTCATCATGACTTCCGGCGAGGTGATTCTCTACCAGGGGACAGATCCGAGCAATGCCAATGCGTGGGCGATGGTGGGGCGGTATTTTATCGGGACGCCGATCGCGCAGCGGGCGGTGGACCGCTACGGCGGCGACACTTACGTTACGACCTCGACCGATCACACCTCGCTCAATTCGTGGTTCAGCGCCATCCGCAACGGCACTCAGCCGCAACTATCGAAAGTCTCTGGCGCGGTGCTCCAGGCTGCCGCGGCAAATCCGGATGGCTTCGGGTGGCAGATCATTGTCTTTCCCGGCGGCGGAAAAATCATCTTCAATATCCCTGGCACGGATGGAACCTTTGACCAGCACGTCTTGAACACCGCGACGAACGCCTGGTGTCGGTACAAGGATCTGAGGGCTAGTTGCTGGGGAGTCTACAACGGGGGGCTTTATTTCGGCGGCACGGATGGCACGGTCTATCAGGCCGAGACAGGGAACGCCGATACGGCGCCATATCAGTTCACCACCGCCTCGGCATGGGATATCTCGCCTTGGGATGTGACGCCGTGGGGTCCGGAGGTTTCCGCCAATCTCCCGATCAATGCTGACGGGCAGCAGGCGTGGTCGCAGTTGAAATCACCCTATCGCAAGCGCATTCCGGTCTTCCGGCCGATCATTCAAAGCAGCGGCTCGATCACGTACAAGGCCGGTATCGGCTACGACTACCAAGCTGTCCCGGTTGGCTCGGCAACGTCAACGGCGCCGACGACCTCGGCCTGGGACATCTCTCCTTGGGATACCACCCCATGGGGGCCGAGCCAGATCGTTGATACGCGCTGGCGAGCCGCCGGTGGAAGCGGGGAGAGTATTGCGACGCGGGTAAGGGCTGCGGGGTTACAGCAGATTTCGTGGATTCGCACTGATTTCCGCATCGAGAAGGGCATCAATCTGTGATCGATCTGATCTGTGGGCGTGATGAGCTTGTCGCGGCCTGGGTCAAGCGCAGAACGCCATGGGTGACGAGCTTCGATCCCTGCAAGGCCATCGGGGTCTATCGCGAGGGAAGAGCATTGGCCGGGGTGGTCTATTACAATTACCGTCCACCAAATATCGACGTGACGATCGCCGCTGACGATCCGCGGTGGTGCCGGAAAGGAGTCCTCGCCGGGCTCTTCAGTTTTCCGTTCATGCAACTCGAATGTCGGCGGATTACGTGCGTGATCCCAGCCAGCAACAAGCGTTCCATCAAATTGTGTCGGGGCCTGGGGTTCAAGGACGAGGGATTTCATCCCGCGCTCTTCCTCGACGGCTCCGCTGGAATTTCGCTCGGCATGCTCCGTGAGGACTGCCGCTGGCTAAGAGGCATCGACAATGTTTCACGTGGAATACGCGCGACGCACGCTTAAGGCGGGACTCTATCAGCCCGGCGAGCGCAAGCGTTATGGTAAATCGGCTCCGTCCCCACCGGCGGCGCCCGATCCGGCGGCGGTGGCCTCCGCACAGTCGGCAGCGAACGCCGATGCGGTGCAGAAGAGCGCCGAGGTCAACCAGATCAATCAGGTCTCGCCGTTCGGCTCGCAGACCTATTCCGGAACCATCGGCCAGCCGGATCGCACCCTCACCACCACGCTCAATTCGACGGACCAGCGGACGCTCGACCAGCAGCGGGCGCTCGCCAATTCCTTGACCGGCATGGCGCAGACGCGCGCCGGCCAGATCCCCAACAGCGCCTTCGATATCAGCGGCGCCCCGAAGGCCATCGACCCGAACGCGACCAATCTGAAGCAGGTCCAGGACGCGGTCTACGAGCGAAACACCGCCTATCTTGATCCGCAATTCGACCAGGGCCAGCACGACCTCGAAACAAAGCTGGCGAACCAGGGAATTCCCATCGGCTCCGAAGCCTATACCAGGGCAATGGGCGATTTCTCGCGCTCGAAAGAACAGGCCTATTCGGATGCGAGAGATGCCGCAATCCAGGCCGGCGATACGGCGCAGTCGCAGCAATTCGGTCTGTCGCAGGCGGCCCATACGCAAGGTGTCCAGGATATCCTCACGCAGCGCACGCAGCCGATGAATGAGCTTGCCGCGCTGCTGCAGGGTGCCCCGGCCTTGAACACGCCGAGCTTTGGTGCGCCGGCCCAATATCAGGTCGCGCCCGCCGATGTCACGGGCGCCTATGGACTCAACCAATCGGCGAAGAACACGGCATATCAAGGTGGGGTTGCGAGCGCCAATGCCGGGAATGCAAACCTGACGACAGGCCTCGTCGGCGCCGCGACCGCCGCCGCGATGTTCTTCTAGCATGACGATCGTTTCGGATATGGAGGATTACGAGATCGCATTGCAGCGCGCTCCTTATTCCGATGATCGTTATGTCGGAAAGCTCACCGCTGAAACGGTGGCGGCGGGGCATTCGATCCTGCAGATCCATAAGCTGTCCGACAGCGATGCCGAGCACGTCGGTAAGTTGCTCGATCTCATGGCGCCGGCAAAGGGTGCGAGAATTCTGGACGCCGGATGTGGGGTCGGTCGTGTTGCGGAGTTGATGGCCCGGAAGCGTCCCGATCTTCGCTTCATGCTGCTGAACATCAGCCGGGCGCAGCTCGCCATGTGCCCGCCGCAATTCCTGACCGTCCATGCGGATTTTCAGGAGACGGGATTACCTGACGAGTCGTTTGATGCGGTGATGTTCAACTATTCGCTCGGGCACGGTTTATTGAGCAAGGCGCTCGCCGAGGCCGCGCGTGTTCTGCGGCCATCCGGCATCCTCTTTATTTACGATCTCTCGGCGGCGGATAGTCGGCTGTTGATCGACGTCCTCGGGTACAAGGCGCATTCGGTCGAGAGCGTGTGCCGCGCGGCGGAAGAGGCGGGATTCGAGTTGCATTTCCACCAGACGCCGGCCGAGACGACGGTAGCGGATTTTCTTACCGTCATAACACCGGAGATCTATTTCGATCTCTTCCGTGGCGTCCGGCCGGCGGTTTATCGGTTCATCAAATGCTGAGCCGGTACGAGCGCGCGGTGCTCCAGTTCAGCGGCGGGAAGGATTCCACCGCGCTGATTTACCTTGCGCGTCCGCATCTCGACCGCATCACGGTTCTGTTTTCCGACACCGGGGCGGTCTACCCGCATGTTCTCGACTTCGTGCACGAGACCTGCCGCAAATTGGGAGCGACGCTTGAAGTTGTCCGTCCTGCTCTTGACGTTCTGGCGTACACCGCGATTAACGGTTTGCCTGCCGATATCGTTCCGGTGGAATCCCTTCCGCAAATGGCGCCCCGTCTTCGCGAGAAGCCGGCGCAACTCGTTCAGGGTTACATGGCGTGCTGCTCGGCGATGATCTTCGAGCCGATGGCTCGGGCGGTCAGGAAAAGCGGCGCCAAGATCGTGCTGCGCGGATCGAAGGGATCTGACGCGCGGGTCGGGGTCAAGGACCGGCACATTGAAGACGGCATCGAATATCGCAGCCCGCTTTGGCATTGGAGCGATGCCGATGTCTTCGCCTATCTCAAGCGCGAGGGCGTCGTATTGCCGAGGCATTACGAGACGATCAACGATAGCTTGGATTGCTGGGCATGTTCCGGACATCTCGCGCATCACGGGGCGGAAAAGTTGCGTTGGACCCGGCAGAATTATCCCGATCTCTATCCGATCGCGGCCGAGCGCGTGCGTCGCGTTCGTCAAGTGCTGCTCGACCAGTCCGCTAGAATCGCCGATGCCATGATCGAGGCCGACCGATGATCCAGACATTTAAGCCGCCGGCACCGCAGCCGGGCACGCCTATGTTCGCTGCGCCGCCGCCGTTGACGAGTTTGCAGCAGCTCGCCGCGCTCATCGCGCCGCCGCAGCAGCCTCTCCAGACGGCCAATGGCAACGGTATGAACCTGGGCGCCCTGGCCGAGATGATGAAGCAATCGAACGATGGCAAACCCTATCCGGGGATCGGCTACAGCGTCGGGAATGCCTTCTCCAATTATGGCATCGGCTCGAACCTGCCGACTTCGCAAGCGACCGGCGCCCTCGGAAGCAATAATCCGGGCGGTATGGGCTTCGGCGCCTCCTATTAGGATCTGACGCATGGTCGACACCGTCGCGACACCGATGACCTACCAGGGGGGGCCGGTTTCCCCGCTGCTGATCCAGTCGCAGCAGACCGATCCGCGCGTCGCGCTCATGCGGCAATTGGCGGAGAGCAACGCCAATAACCAGACGCCAATTCTCAATCCGATGTCGGCGCTCGCCCGTGTCATCGCTGGGGTCGCTCCTGCCATCGGTCAATTGCAACTCGGAAGCGAGGCGGCGGATCGTCAGAAGGCTTTCGGCGAAACGATGTCAAAGGCGCTAGAGGCCGGGCAGGGCGGCGGGTTCGATGCGCTCGCCAAGGTGCTGAGCGCAAGCGACGATCCGGCGGCGAAGCAGATGGCCTTGCAGTATGGCATCCAGAATCTTTCGACCAAGCAGGCGATGGAGGCCAAGCTCGCGGAAATCATGATGGGCAAGGGCGCAATGCGCGATCCCGCCACAGGCGCCGCCGTGGAGATCCCGAATTATGGCAATGTTGTCGGCGGCGTCAAGCAGGCCGAATCGGCCGGCGAAGCGCAGGGCAAAGCGAATGTCGATCTGACGATGCAGCCGAAGATCATCACCGCGACGACGCCAGCCAAGGCGGCGGCTGCAGGAGCTGAGGCCGGGGCGAAGTCGGCGGCCGAGCTTCCCTTCGCCGGCCCAAAGGCTGGCGCCGAAGCTGCAGCCAGGGCGCCTTATGAGGTGGTTCCGGTTCACGGCGTTGGGGCCTTCCCGAAGATGACTGTCCTCGGAACGGGGCCGCAACCTGCGGCGCAATCGACCCCGCCGGCCGTGCTGTCGAAGCAAGGTTACGACGCCCTGCCGAAGGGAACGCCATACCGCGCCCCCGATGGCCAGATCCGAGTGAAGCAATGAACTTTTGGGAGAACGATCCCGTCTTCACCCCGCCTGCCGCTGGCGGTCCCGGTGCGCCGCCTGATGCGTCGATGCCCGGCGGCACTCCCGCATTGCCGCAGTTCGGCCTTCCCGGCGACGCAGCGGCATCCGGCGGTGGAATTGTCAAGGTTCCGGGCGGCGGCATCGTCGCGATGCCCTACAACAACGCCGAAGCCGCCTACAAGACGAAGCTCGCCGATGCAGCGGTGAAGATGCGCGACGAGGCGATCGCCAACGCCAAGAACGCGCAGATGAACGATTCTATGCTCGCGCAGTTCGAAACGGCGATGGGCGAGGCAAAGAAGAAAGGAACCGATACCGGATATTTTACCCCCGCGCTCGGACAACTCGTCGCGGGCGCAAAATCGCTCGGCATCGACACATCGGGAATCTCGGGTCTGCCCAAACCGGAGACTGTCGCTGACATTCAGACCGCCGATAAGGTCTCCAAGACGATCATGGGAGAGGTGCTGAAGAAGATGTTCCCGCAGCGCATCACCAACGCTGATATCACGCTGAACCAGGGGATCGCTCCGGGATTCGGCCTCGACGAGCGCGCGAACCAGAATCTTATCGGCGCCATGAAGGCGCAGAACGCATATGACAAAAACTTCGCCAGCAGCATGCTGGATTTCGAAGCCAATCGCGGCAACCTCTACGGTTTCGAGCGCGAGCACTATAGCAAGAACGGTTACGCCCCGATGGGCTTCACCTATAACGGGCCAGGCAGTGGCGCGGCACCGGCGGCGTCTGGCCAGGAGTCGGCGGCGATCCCGTCTGGCGCGGTGCGCGCGGCGCAGGGGAAGGGCGGCATGATCTATCAATTCCCCGATCCGCAGAAGCCGGGCGCCTATTTTTGGGGCGACGGCTCGGGGAAGCCGGTCCAATAGATGGCAGAGCTACCGCCACCGCCTGAGGGTTACACGGTCGTCGATCTGCCGCCGCCGCCGGAGGGCTACACCCTCATCAACCCCCCGTCGGAGCAATCCGTCTCGAACTCGGCGCCGGGTGCCCCGAAGCCACGCGCGGTCATCGATACGCCCTTGGCCGGTGCGGGTTTCTGGACGAATCTACGCGCAGGTCTTGCGCCGGGCGAGAACGATCAGATTTCCCGTTTCGCTGCGGCGCGCTTCCCCAATCTGCCGATCACGGAAGCAGTGAAACGCTACGGCGTCGTCAACGGCCATATCGTCTATGCCGATCCGCAGGGAAATTATGCCCGTGAAACGCCATCGGTATCGGGGGCAACGGGACCTTTGGATGCCTTCACTCGGGCGGGCGATT